GCTTAGTTACTGCTCCGTTCTGGATTCGTATTACCGGCAAGTACTGCCCCTGTATATAATACAGAGGTGATCCCTGCCAGAAAGGTACTACTACCATCTCGGAGTTCCCCTGCGTGAGGAGTGGTGTTCCAACCACAGGACATACAGACCATCGAATTGGCCTGTACTCCCACGTATCGGTAACCCAGCTTTCTTCCAACTCACAATACACTTTGCGTGTTGCCCTCTCAATTCTGAGTAGCACGTTACTGGCATTCCAAGCCCAGTCCGCTAGCCAACTCAGCGCGAGAAGTTTCCACGCGGTTTGAACGGGAGGATTAAAGTACATCGCGATGTCGCCCTTTGTGGGACGTCCGATCACAATGTCTTCGAAACTACCGCCATTAGCTTGATCAACAAGCTCCACAAACCAGTCAGGCATTTGTCTCCAGCCGGGTTTTAACGCCCGACCGAACAATGTCCCTGAGTGGTGCCACCAGCCCCCGTTAGGGATGCTAGGTGTGGGCTCGCTCATGCCGCCGTTGTTAATGGCAAACTGAGTTAGAGCAATACTCTCGTCCTCGCCATCGAGGATCCAAGAGCCAGTGTATGTTAACTGCTGTCGTTCAACGCGATTGTCAAGTCGCGTAGACCCTACTCGGTTATCAATCGAGTAAGCAGCCCTTACGGACTGTCCTGTCGTCAGGATGGCATCATCATCCGGGGTAATTACACCCAAAGGAGACTTACCAATCAGAGTCAGATACGTTTGCACATCTTTGACAGACGGCTTGACGCCGAACTGATACCAAAGATGCACGGCCGCCAACTGTGCTATAGTTAACGACGCAGCGGAGGGTAAACCCCCCGCCTTCGCACTTGACTTCTTAAGCATGGAACACACGGCAGCAACCGTTTTTAGGAATGCACCGACGGATTTAACCGTCCCAGGTACATCCTTGAGCTCCAATACAGTCCTTAGACTATTCACTTGTGACCCTGAGACTTGGTGAAGTATACTCTCGTATGCTTCTCGACGTGAGTCGATCATAGCGGCCTGCTCTTCCTCGTTCAGTGTTTTCACGATCGGGGTCGTTGGGGCGCTATATGCCATGTTCACGGTACACGCCATTCGTTTCTCAACTGCCACTCCACCCTCTATGAGGTTAGGAATTAGCTGTTGCCCTCGGTTGAGGGCAATCGCTTTTGCTTCGTTAGCCGTGTTGCCCGCGACAGAGTCCTTGTGTGTCCAATCATACGATGGGAGATACTTGCAAAGCAAGTCATTCCCGTCGATAGTGACGGACCAAGTTCCCTGGTCAACGGGCAGCTGCGACGCGAATTGTATAGCAGCTGCGAGGTTCGCATCTTTATTACGTCGGACAACCATATGGTAGTCATCAAACGTGTAGGCTGCGGACCCTGCCGGGAGATTTAATTCCCGGTTTTCACCAGTCCCGTAAAAGGGCACTGATTTCGTAAACGTTAATGGTCGGTATGGCCATTTGTCGGGGAAGTAGCGCGACACACCTACGTGTGTGCGACCTATTTGATCGTACATCGTCTCGGTTAAACCTTCAATGCTCTCCCATTTCAGGGAAGAGTACGCTGCGCCTTCGTAGAATCGGATTGGTATCCATTCTTGTCCGAAGAGCTTCGTAAAGAGCAAGGTCCTTGATAATGTCCAATCAAAGTTAGTCGTTAGCACCGCAGGCACGTTTTGTGTTCTAACTCGACTCGTAGCCATTTTGACATACCTTTGTGAAAGGATACCTACATTCAGGAATCGGCAGCATTGCTGTCACCGACCGGACTCCCCACAAGGGGAG